TGAGTTCCAAACACGAATATCACTGTTCAGCGCAGTGATTTCAGCGTTCTTCTTTGCTATCTGAGTATTCAGTAAGTTGGCCGCTTCCATATGAGTTTCAATTGCGGCTAGTTCAGCATTAAGTTTATCTACCGCTTCAGTGAGTTCCCTTTGTTGAGACTGACGATGATCAATACGTTGAGTCTTAAACTCATCATCAATACCTTGCTTACAAGTCGGACAATTGTCATGCTCATGAAAGAAGGCAATTTCTTTTTTCAAAGAATTAATTCGACTACTAATTTTTGAATCAATATCATTAAGCTTTAACCGCTTCGATGAGAGCTTCTTTAGATCGGGCATTTCTTCAAGCATGTGAGCAACGATATCAGATACCTCACTTGCTGAAGCTTCGGCCAGAGTGATACTCGACTTGAGTTCTTCAATTAGTTTGTTTTTAGACTCAATCATCTCATCGTTGTTCGAACGAAGAGCTTTGATATGCTTTTGTGTTAACTCAATCTTTTGATCGATTAAGTCAAGCTTATACTCGTTATCTCGAATATCGGTTTTATTTTGGTTCGACTTTTCTTTCAGCAGATTATTCATCACAGAAAAGATCTGAATATCGAGTAGGTCTTCAATCACTTGTCTACGTTCACCGGCTGGCAACTGCATAAATGGAACATAGTTTGAACTGCCAAGCACAACGATTTGCTTAAACGACTTATAGTTCATTTTCAGGATTGTCTTTTCAAACATATCCTGGTACTCTTTGACTTCAGCGTTTTGATTAAACATTACACCGTTCTGATAAATTTCAAACAGTGTTGGCTTGATTCCACGACGAACAAGGTATTCTTTCTTCCCTACTGAAAACTCGACTTCAACGAGAAGATTCTTTTGAGTAATGCTATTCATCAGCTGCGGCTTATTGATGTTACGGAATGGCTTACCATAAAGAACAAAAGTAAGAGCTTCAATTAGTGTTGACTTTCCAGCACCGTTTGAGCCCATGATAAGCGTAGTCTTATGACTATTGAGGTCGAGCTCAGTAAACTGATTACCAGTACTGAGCAGGTTCATGTATCTAAGTTTTTTAAAGTAAATCATTAGCCTGCGTTATACCCATTACTATGGCCACGTTCATATCCAACATCATAAGCAGCCTGAAGCCACTTAACAACTAAGTCATATTTTGTTTGGTACGGTCGTGCATCGTTCTCGACGAGATCTTCATATAGTCTTTCGCAACGAAGAGAATAGACTTCTGATTCGTTTAGCCATTCTTCGAATGTCATATGTTTACTCCAAATTTGAAGCTTCGTGGTAAAGGTTCTTAAGGAATACATTAAGCCGTCTGGTGTCAATACCAGTGACTTGTTCAGCATACTTGGTGAGTACTGTTAGAGTATCCTCGACTCCCTCAGCGATGTCTGAGTCATCTTCTAGGTCTAGATTAAGATGATCATCAACAATCTGTAAGTCAACCACACCAATCTTTTCAATATTAGAAATAAATTGGTCGAACCAGTAAGGATTGTTTTTTGTATGTACTACTACCTTTATTATACCATTCTTAAAATTATGTACATCTTTATTCATCACCTCATCGTAATCGTTTGACGAGTCATCATAATGAATCTTATGAAACATTTTAAATGGATTTTCAACGAAAGTAAGTTCACGTGTTTCAGTATCAAGGATATGAAAGCCTTTCGTATCATTCCAATCAGACCATGTAAGTTCGTACGGCGTACCAACGTAAGTAATATTTCCGCGTGATGAACGAGTATGAAAGTGGCCAGAGTAAACATCATCAAATTTACTAAAGAGTTCAATGGAAAGACCGTGATCGCATACTGAACCACGATACATCTCAAAACCAGCAATTTCAAAGTGGCCAAGTATGATCTGAGTTGAAGTCGTATTCATGAACTCGACTACTCGGTCATAGTTTTCTGGACAGATCCAAGGGATCATGCCAATTTTAAGTCCATCAAAATCTACTTCAGCTGGCTCCATGTAAGTAGTGATGTTATCATATTCGCCAAGTAGAAGATTAATCGAGTTGACTTCGTTCGTGCTCTTATAAAACGTATCGTGATTACCAGGAAATACATGGAAGTCAATGCCGTATTCTTTAAGTTGATCAAAGAGATATGACCGACTTCTATGCAGTGACATAAAGTTAATGTATTTGCGGCGATCAAAAAGATCTCCAAGCTGAATGATTGTGTTTACGCCATTCTCTTTTAAATAAGGAAAGAAGAACTCCATGTAAAACTTTTGCATATGATCATGGAACGCAGCTGAGTCACCTCGTGCGCCAATATGAGTATCACCCAGTAAAGCTATTTTCATCGAAAATTCTTTTTTGTCAACTCAGCAATCTTCTTTCGATTAAAATCACTAATGACTACGTCACAGCGATCGCGAATCATTGTAAGAGTTTGAACATAATTTTCACGAATATGTAAAGGATTGCTCTTATCCTGAGCAGATTCAATCATTTGTTCAACTGCAACTGGCAATGGTCTACTCATTATCTTCTCCCATAAACTTTTCTACGCCACTCTTTGGTTTTTCCTTGACTGGCTTTGGCTTTTCAAACTTATTGATCAGGTTGGCACTCTTGTCTGTATCGAGCTGCGCGTACACTACGCTAAAGTGGCCAGCATCTTCTGAGCCCATATTTACCAACGTATTATTTATTGACGAATTGACAAGTGCTTTATGCTTAATGTAAGACTGCTTTTGTTCTTTTTGTATTCGACGAAGGAATGCATAGAATATGATCTGTGTAAAGTAAGCGAAAGGATTCGTTGATTTATCTGGATTAAAGTTGTGTATGTACATCAAGCAGTTTTCAATGCCGTCGCTAATCATTTCATCTTTAAATGAGTAACTAGCAAAGTTTGGCTTAGTCGCAAGCTTCTGTGCAATGAGAAAAATACACTTGCCAATATAGTCACTAATCCTTGGCAGTTCATTTCCAGTTAGGCCATTTTGTTTTGCTTCATTGAGTGCATTAATGTAATGAAGCATTTCACCGTATAGACGCTTATTGTCAACATAATGTTGACTGCTTTTCTTTTTCATATTATAACCTCAATGTAATTTCTTTTTATCGTAAACTTTATTATATAAATTTGATAGATCTACAACGTCTGAGTCATCATCCATTTCGTCGTCATTTTCAATCGTCTGAAACTCTTTATAAAATTCAATCGTCTCAGGCTTTGGCTCTAGAGCCATTATAACAAACTTGCGATTAAATGTAAATACCGTTTTATTGCACCACGACATATATGAAACAAATTTTAATCCGAAGTTTCCGTCTTTATCGAAGTCAAAAGATATGTTCACTGGTTCTTCGATATTAAAGTAATGGTCATTTATTGATTCAACTAATCCCATTATAGATTCACCGGTAACAAGCTTTAGGCAGATGTATTTAGCTTCTGAGTCCATATTACATTCCTTATAGTTGAATTACAATAATGTCGTAGTCAAATTTGTCGGCATCATACATCTTTACTCTTTCCTTAAAATGTTGAAGAGCATAGTTTTCGTATGACTTGTAAGATAAGTCATCAACGATATCCCAGAGGTATGCAGTTTCCTTTTGTTTATGTAGACGAAGCATACGTCCAATCGACTGAGGTACTTTTGTTTTTGACTTCTGTGGTGCTGCAGCAATCATATGGTGCAGTTTCTTAATTGAAGTTCCGGTACTCGTAGTACCGAGTGATGCTACGAGTATAGCATTTTCTTCATCTTCGATCGCTTTACGAATTCGTTCACGGTCTTTTACTCCACCGTCAATATAAAATACATTATTCGGTGATGATTCTTCAAGTACTCGATTAAGCTCGTTACCATGATCGCGTAGTCGAAAAAAGACTAACTTATTGCCATCAAGCTTAAGTGTAAGCTTTTTGATATAGTTCATTCTATTTTGATCTGTGGTAATCAAATCGATTTCAGACGCGTAGTATTTTGCAGCTCGCTGTGCTGGACCAAACGCTTTCGTAATATCGTCTCGCTTCTTCTTATTTGCCTTACATACTTCTTCTGGATACTTAAGAACAATGCATTTAATTTTAAGTTTTGATACGTAACCTTGATCCATGAGTTCCTTTGTAGTAACAGCTTGATAACGAGGACCAAATAAACCTTCAATCGTAGTTTCATTCAAAGGATTACCATCAAGTGTACCAGTCGTGCCAAAACGATATGTACAATTTACCAGTGAACTTAATATGTCAACCAGTGATTTTGCTTTTGCGCCGTGAGCTTCATCACCAACGACCATGCCAAACTGTTGATACCATTGCTTTGGCATTTTAGTTTTGCCATTATTCAGTGACTGCCAGGTCGTAATTACCATTTCAGCATCGATATCGCAGTCTTTAGATAATCCACCAATGCTTGTATGGATCTTTCCTTTATAACCGTACTCACGAAAGTCTGATTCCATCTGAGTCACAAGACCGATCGTAGGAACAATGATAAGCTTTTTATGCTGCTTATACCAACGAGACAAAACGTAGATCATAAATGACTTGCCAGATGAAGTCGGGCTAATCAGTGTTCTTTTACCAGAGATTAAGCATTTAGCAATAGAGTCAATCTGATATTCACGGGTCTCGTATTCTTCTGGAATATTTAGAGTCGATATAAAGTCTTTTACATCTTCATTGGTGATTTTAGTGTAAAGGAATTCATTATCAAAGTCGAGTGTATAATCTCGAGAATCGGCAAAGTGTTTGACTCTCTTTGCTAGGCCAGCATAAACATAGCCTGTCATCATGTTCATGAGACGTATCTTTCCGTCCCACATTTTTGACTTATACTTTGGGTGAAACTTATAGTTGTCTGCAAAGAAAGTAAGCGTGTCTGATAGTTCCATCAAAATAGATGGTTCTGCCACAACCTTCATGTGAACAGCGTTAATATATTTTAAATGTATGTCAGCCATTACGCTCCAACTTGGAATTTGCTCCAGTCGAGCGCCGCCCGAATATTAAAGTTTCTATCACGCAGTGTTCTGATAATAGATTCAAGGAGGTCGATTTTTTCGTTTTGGACGGCGATCTTAAGAGTAAGATGAATGATATCTTTATCAGCCTCCAGATATTTATCTACATCTCCACGAACAATTCTACCGATTGACGGAAGCTTCCATCCTTTATCAATTTGCTCAGGTGTAGGACCTTGAGTATAGAACTCGAACTTTTCAAGCTTTAATTGCTTAAACTCAGACTCGTACTTTTTCAATGCAAGTTTTTCATTGATAAAAATTTTGTAATATTTGTTGTGAAGAACACTAATCTTCAGTGCTTCATCACCCAGCTCTTGGCGATCAATTTTTGAATCACCGTCCCATAAAACAAAGATATCATCGATCTTCACTTCTTGATCCTGCTAATTTTCTTTGCACGAGTCTTTGCTTGCTGAAGGTGAACTGGATGAGCACGATTCAAATAAATGATTCCATCAAGATGATCAAGTTCATGCAGAAATACTCGAGCAGTCATACCGTCAAACTTACATGTAACAACATTGCCATTCGGTTCAGTATATCGAACTTTAATTCTACGAGGATGTTTAATCTTTACATACAAGTTTGGAAACGATAGACAACTTTCTTCAAGATATACTGTATCTGCTGAAGTGTCGACAAGAATTGGATTAAAACAAACGATGATCTTCTCAGCCTTAATTGCAAAGGCTCGATAAGGAAGACCAAGTTGATTTGCAGAGATCCCAAAACCATTATACTTAATTACGGCTTGTGCTAAAGTATGAGCAAGCTCGATTGGATCAGTTTGAAGATTTTCAAAATCAAATTTGTTAAGTTGACTTTTTAAGATTGGGTCAACACAAGGAACGAGTTCGGGTATGTTCATATGTCACTCCGTCATGTACTAGCTAATATAGTACAATACCATAATAAAAGAAATAAGTAAACCGTTAAGGCTCGATCTTATCGTAATAAAATCTATCGAAGTTAAATGATGCTTGAGCTGTAATGTATTGAACTTCAGTTAACGTAGAAGAGAATTCAATTTGTGATAATGCAAGCGGAAATATTTGCTCAAATCTTACGTTAAAAATTGTCTTATATGCGCTATTTAATATCATAATTGACGCGTCTGAGAATTTGCGATTGTAAGGACGATCAAAACCGTCTGGTTGACCTAAGCCTGTCATCCAGTTGTAAACTTCGAGATAATCTGCTAAATTTTCACCAACCATGAAAGTGATGACAAGTGGCGATCCGTAAGAAAAGTTAGCTGGTTCTTGCATCATAATGAATGGAGTTGCAACTTGAAATGTTCCAAGATTAACTCCTGGAAGTAATACAGATTGACATCTCATTTCAAGATTTGTTGCGCCAGAAATCTTTATTTTATAACTTAGCGCGGATAAATTATTTTGATCAGTCATCATCTTTCCTATTTACATAATTTTGTTGACAGTGTATAATGTATTTATTGGAAAACATATATTAACTAAATAAGGATTATAAAATATGAAGATTTCTACATTAAACGATTGTAAGAATTCTGTACAGTCAAGCCGTATTAAAATCAAGTACGCTTCTGATGGAAAATTAAGTAAGAAATTATCAAACGAAAAGAATACTAAGCCAGAATAAAAAAATAACTCCGGAAGTTTCCCTCCGGAGTTATTCTTATTAGATATAGAGTTTAAACTCTAAAGTTTAGATTACATCAAGTTCGAAACAAGAAGTCTACGATAGTAGACGTTCGAATCCTGAGTGATTGCACCAACACCAGCAGTGCCACCTTCAGCGAATGGGTTAGCAACCATTCCGTAACGAGTCTTGAAACCAATCTTTGGTTGGAATGTGTTAGGATCAACAGCACGAACCATTTGAAGTGGAACATATGGGCAGTAGAAGAGACCAGCGTCGAATGCGCTAGCACCCTTGTAACCTACGACCATGTAGTTCGAACCAGCATATGGATCGATGTAAACACGAAGGCGACCGTTAAGAACACCAGCAAAAGTGTTGCCTGTGTCGTCTACTTGAAGGTTGTTGCTGTTAAGAGCAGGAGCGTAATCAAGAACACCAGCCATCTGAAGTGCCGAAGCAACGTCTGACGAGCAGATAATGATATTACCCTTACCACGTCTGGTTGCCTTAGCGATTGCGTTAGCTTCGCGCTCAACCTGGAACATAAGACCCTTGAACTTTTCAACTGACCAACGACCGTTTGAATCGGTGTCAAGATCGAAGATACCCTGAGTTGTTGTACCTTCAGAAGCACCACGTACAGCTGTTACGATAAGAGTACGGATAACTTCGCGGTTGATTTCAGCAAGAATTTCCGAAGAAAGAATGTTGCTAAGTTCTGTTTCAGCATCAAGACCGTGAATTGCCTTAAGATCCTGAGCGAGTTCAAGCGAATATTCAGCCTTAAGTGCACGGCTCTTTGCAGTAACCGAAACCTTTTCAATGCTGAACGCCATTTCTGGGAAAAGCGTAGTGTTTGACGAACCAAGACCTTCAGCAACAGTTGTTGCAAGTCCACCAGCGAAGTTGTATGTACCACCGCCAGCGTTGTTTGCTGTGCCGATAGCTGAGTTGGTTATGTTACTAGCAGCACCACCAGCAGCAGTTGCTGAAGCGTAGCCTGCATCAGTTGCAGCAGTATTCGAACCACCACGTGACGAGAAACCAGTGTTTACTTCGTTGTAGAAAGTTTCTGTACCTTCTTGGTTTGCGTAACGTGCACGCATTGCGAAGATAAGGCCGGTTGGACCGGTCATTGGCTGAACGCCGCAAACGTCGTAAGCAATAAGGTTAGGCATTGCACGGCGAACAAGTGAGATAAGAACTGGATCGAATGTATCGACGTTGCCAGTACCAGCACTTGATGTGCCCATTGAGTTGACAGGTGAAGCTTCTCCAAGGAAGCTACCATGCATTGATGCACGTGCTTCGCGAGTTGCTGCTTCGGTGTTTTCTAGAAGCTGAGCAGTAACTGCTCTCTTGTGCACGTCCTTGATTGGTACAAGATCTTCGTGTTCAAGAATAGGCTTCCACTTATTTTGAATTTCTTCAGATAGATAAGACATTTGTTTCTTCTCCTTGGTATTAATATGTTAAGTCTTTTGACTTAATATTATTTATTATTTTACAGATTTAGAAATTGCTTGAGCATATGCTCGCATTTCTGGCGTAGTAAATCCAGTAGTAGCGCTTTCTTCATCTACTGTACCATCAATTACTTCAGTGATTAGACCGGTTGTTTTTGATAATGTACCAAAATAACGCTCCTTGAGAATAGAAACCTTTCTCTTAAAGTTATCTGGATTTGTGTACTCGAGACCTTCGGCAAGGGTTGAAAGTTTATCAACCTGTGTTTCTGCAAGGTCTTCCGAAAGATCTTCAATAATTTGAGACTTCGTGAATTCTTTGTTGACTGATTCAAGATGAATCTTTTCATCAAGAACCATATTAAGCTTTTCACTAAGTTCTTCAACTTGTTCCTTAAGATCTGCAACGATGTCGAGTTTTGATTCAGGGATTGTGATGTAATGCTCTGTGAATACATTATGTAGGCTATCCATGAAGTCTTCAGCGATCTGAACACGAATGCCAGATTCAACTGCGATTTCATTTTCAGTCATCCACTTTTCGATAACATAATCAAGATACTGATCAAGCTTATCTGTTACTGATTCAAAGATTTCATTTGCTTGCTCTTGAAGCTTTTCGTTATATTCTTCTTCAAGTGCTTCAACTGCTTCTTCGAACTGCTCTTCAAGTCTTGCTTCAACTAATGATGCACGAGTATTGACGGCTGCTTCAAAAACAACCTGAGTCTTTTCTTTAAGTTCTTCAGTAAGATCGTCGCCAATGAAAAGATTATCAAGATCTTCCTTCCAAGCGCCGGTTCCGACTGCAGCAGAAGGCTTCATTGCAACTGTAGCTGCATTGTTCTGCGAGTTATCAACTGCGCCTGGAGCTTGTCCTGGGCCATACTGTGCTTGAACCTGATTGAAAAGATCTGAAAGATCTTCTTTACCAAGCTGAGCAAGAAGCTGAACAAAGGTATCAAGTGTTTGCGCCTTGGTTTCGCCGGGTGCACCACCTGGCTTAAGTGTATCAATTGCTGCTTCGTTCATATCTTCCTCTTCTGTATACTCTGAGTTAAGTTCTTCCAACTGCTCTTCTGTAAGATCACCTGATTCTAGAAGCTCATTAATCAAATCATCTGCTTCTTTTTCAGTTAAAGTATCAAGTCGAGCTTTGAGTTCTTCTAGATTTAATTCCATTTTTTATCTCCGAATGTTATTTAATTTATTTATAAACGTGAAATATTTGAAAGTTTTTGTAGATAAGTTTCAAACATTGCTACTCTACGTTCAGCAAGTTCTTTCTTACGAACTGCTTCATCAATTTCTTTTTTTGACTCTTCAGCGATTTGAATGGCTTTCCAACCTAGACGATCGTCATACACCCAATCCATTGATTCCATAACGCCATTCACCCAAGCATCAGGAGCAGAAGGATCGGCAACAATATCGGCAGCAGTAGCTAATCTAAAATCTGATTGAACTTCATTAATGCCTAGTCTATTTTCTTTCACTGTGCCCATGCCACGTGATGAAACACCAAGCCGGCCGCCACAACCCATGATACCTTTTGCAATATTACCCATTGGTGTTTCAGAGATAATTGCTTTACCAATATAGTTCGAGCCATCTTTACGAAGTTCTACAATTCTATGTGAAACACGATCAAGATTGATTTGTGGACCATTGGGATGACCTAGTTCACCAAGAGCAGTTTTTGCGTCAACTGCTTCTTTAACGTAACGACCAACTTCTTTATCCATCACTTCTTCTGGATACATACGACCGTTGCGATTTGTGATCGCCGACTGTAGGAAGATGCCTTCAATATAGAAGTTCTTGGTGCCATCTTCTTTTGCTTCTGTAATGTACTGAACTTCGTCAATACGTTCGGTGATAAGTTTCATTTTAGCCTCTAACTGTTACTTTTATCTATTTATAATTTAAATAGACCCGTCCTACTAAATCGAGATTTACATAAAGTGATTATTATTTACTTTGTTACGCCCACACTCGGTATGGAACTACTGGTTGAACACTTAATAATTCTAACGCAGTAAGTTGTTCGTCAGTAAAGTTACCACGTAAATTAGTGTGCCAGTCTGGATAGTCTGCTAAAATAGGCTCGCCTGCATTGTCATAATCTATTGCACGACTAAATGTCCCAATATGATCAAGCGAGACACCCGTTATTGGGAAGCCTTCATCATCAATAATGCCAACAGACGTTAACGCAGTAATCATCTCAGCTTCGGTGTTAGTCATAAGATATAAGTCGGTCATAATGTTAAAGCCTGTAGCTGTGCGTCGGTGAGACGCGTCGGGTAGTAAGTGAACGTGCGGATGTGGCCGTTGAGGATACCCGCGCTTGCGCCGCCACCAAGCGATAGCTGCGTTACCGTGGGGATGGTTCCGCTCGTATCCGTCCCAACAGCGCCCGTTGTAACGCTGGCAAAGTCGTTTGCCTTATAGGCTGATGCGAACTTAAACACCGTGCCATCGAAGGGGATCGCAGGTGTAGGAGTGATGTTGACCTGAGTAACACTGGCGTCAACGACTTGAAGAGTAGCTGTGCCACCACTTCGAATGTTTTCGTTAACTGTGCCATCATCAAATTGAAAAGTACGTGTGGCTGGAGAAATACCAGTTGGGCGAACGCTATCACCGCTAAAAACAATCGTCCCCTCGCTGGCGTTGTACCAGCTTGAGAAGTTTGCGCCTGTTATCGACGCGCTGTCCGCTGCGCGTGTAACCGTGGAAGCCACGGTGGGGATGTAGCTGGTGGCAAACGCTCCAGCTTCGAGTTGCGCGCCCCAGACTATGAATGCTGCAGCATTTAATCCTGCAAACGTTTCGCTGTCACCAGCTGTAACCAAAGACCTTAGTCGTAACGTTGCTGTGGTGTTTCCAGTTCCCACTGTGCCCGTCAAGGTGCATCGATAAACACCATTACCAAAATTGGTTATAGTTGCGCTAGCGCTGCTACCAGTGCCATAAGACGTTGCAGCTGTAGCAATCGCGCCAGTTGTCAGATTAACTTCGACAAAAACACCATTTGTATCAGCTGAATCACTTAGCTTAATCTTAACAATGCTACGGCCAGCCGCTTTCAGAAATACGCTTGCTGTAGTAGATGTGTTTGCAGTAATTGTGGCACCTTGAACTAGCGTGTGCAACCCGGTGGAAGCACTCTCAACAAACGTATCCATTGTAGTTGTGCCGTTAGGAGCCACACTTGTATTAGCAGATACGGTATCACCATTGGGTTTAAGCCAAGCTACATCGGAAATTTCCTCTGACCGCAGCAGCAAGTTCACTCGCTGCTCTTCAATCAGAAAGCCTTTTGGTGCAAGCGTGATAGGATCATAGTCGAAGCGCGGGCCATAGTAGGCCGAAGCCACCGTCTGGTTGTACGCGCCGGGGGTCGTCTGATAGGTGACGGCTTCGAACTGCGAACCCCAGACGAAAATACCAGAGGTGCCATCGCCAACCGAGACAGTACTAGAATAAGCAGACCACCTTAACGCCAACGCGCCAGTAACACCGGCAGTTACAGTAAATGAACACCTATACCAACCATCCCCTACAGGAGTAATAACTGCATTAGTTCCATTAAGCACCGTACCTAAAGTCAGTGAAAACTTTGCGGTTACTGTCGGCGTGGCAATAGCGCCAAATTCAATTTGGTCAAACTCTCCCGCCTTGGCATACATAGAATATACGTAGTTTACGCCAATAGTTGCCGCCGGGCTCTGGAAGACACGAGTTTCAGACGCCCCCACACCGATATTCGCCCCGTTATTAGGGATGTGTTTGTCGGCAGTAAGCGTCCCGTCAGGCGCAGTCGTTGCGTTTGCAGTAATGGTGCTGTTCGTCTTCGTCCAAGCGGCGTTGTCGAATTGTTCTGAGTGTGTCACTTGGTTGTTCGGCGCGTAGGTCACCCGGCCGGTGCTATCGACCAGTGTGGCGTTCGTCGTGCGCGAAAAAGTAATAAATTCACTGAACGTTTTAAATCCCATCACTTATCCTACGTAAAACAACTGATTAATAAAGTCAAGATTTAGCGTATAATTTGGCTCAATGTCGATGACTGGCTCAAATATTTTTTGTAATTCTATTATACAAAAACCGCTACCGTTTATAAAATTAAAAATTAAAGGTTCTTCAGAATTAATTTTTAGAGGCATACCGCAACCAGAATATTCATGAACACTTGAAGAATCATATATGCCGGCTATTGATGCTCCTCTTAATACTTGAAGGTATGCGCCAGGCGTACATGCCCATGATATTTGATTGATATATGCACCTGTTAATGTTTCACCATCCATGGCAATATCAGACACAGTATTATCGCCGGCAATAGTTAATCCGCAATTTTCTGTTACATGTAATGTAGTAGATAAATTTAATTTGTTTGAAGTAATGATATAAGCAGTCATATATTAACTCAAATTATATTCAGTTGCGTACTGAAGATCTTCCATTGTTTTAATCATGAGTTTCATTATACGCTCTCAATTCTAGAAATATTGTGAGTTTGCAGTTAAATTTGTACCAATCTTTTGGATCTCAAACATAACGAAACAATTAACTGATCCAACAAATTCTATCGAAAGATTTGCCGATACTTCTACGTTGATTGGCATTCCAGCTCCAGCATAATCATGCTGTCCAGTCGAATCATAATATGCAACGGGTGTTGTGCCGCGCTTGATTACAATATAACCATTGGGATCGCAGCCCCAAACGGCCTGTGTAATATATGCACCCGTCAAGGTTTCACCTGCAGAAGCAACGTTAGATACTGCATTATTACCGGCAATAATTAAGGTTGCATTAGCAGTAGCTACGTGAAGTACAGTAGAAGTACGAGCTCTATTAGATATAATATTGACAGCCATTATTCACCTCTATTTTTGATTGCAAAGTCAAGAAGCTTTGATACGCCATCATCTTCGCTTAATTGAAGAAGCATACTCTTTTGATTCGATTCTGATAGACCACCGAAAAGCTCAATAAGTGTATCGTGATGCATTTCTGGTACATTCTGAATTTTAATTGCGAATCGTTCTTCAAGCGTATACTTTACTTCTTCTGGAAGATACTTATCGATTGCACGATTGATTACATCTTCTTTTTTCAAAGACTTCATAGCTTTATTAGCAAGATGACGAGGAACATTTTGTATTACGTTTCCGTATTCATCTTTGCGGACAGTACCGGTCTTTTTGTAAGGACCTTCGAAAGGAGCTTCAGATTCTTCTTTGACAGCCTTTTTATTTTTATACCAGCTTGCATATGCCTGAAGCATCTTATCATGTAAGAACGTTGCATGTTTAGTTGTGCCAGGTTGATTATCGCGCTCTTTACGGACAGCTTTAATTTTGTTATGAATGCTGCTTCCATGAGCGTCAAACGTAGCTGAATACGATTTGCCTTCATGGCCCTTTATTACTGCGTCCAGCGCCGTAAAGTTAATCGCCTCATCAATTGCTTCAACTTCTTCCTTACGAAGTTGGTTGATTAGTTTCAACGACTTGCGACCGTGTCCCTGATTGAATAGAACGGTTTCAACATCCTTGTCCGACATGTTTTTTCTATTAGCTGTACTAGCCATTCTACGAGCAGCTTCAGGCTTAATCATCTTTTGTGGAACTCTAGCAGGAGCTGAATACGTATCGCTCAACTCATCTAGCTCTTCGACCTCTTCCATAACATAAAGATTCTTTGTTCCAAGCTTTGCAGCTGCTTCCTTATGCGCAGCGCTTAATGTTTTTTGACCAGATGTAAAATGCATATCTTCTTTTTTTGGCGAACCATACTGCTTTGTTGTGAAAGCCCAAGATCCAGTTCCTCTAGCCTCTTTGCCGTGGCTACGCATGTAACGATCATGCATCAGTCCTTCGTCTAGTTCAACTTCTTCGTTAGACAACTTAGCTGCAATTGCCATCTGGCGCCGCTTTTCTTGTGACTTACCCTTAAACTGAGGCGCATCAGACTTTTGGAAGTCTTTGATGTATGTCTTCATTGGAGTTGATGATTTAAGAATCTCATTGATCTGATCAGCATCTTCCTTTACCATCCCCGCGCGCCGCTTTTCGCCTTCAACGTATGAGTGAAGTGATTCGATGTCCGAATGAACTTTACTTAACTTATTTTGATACCATTCTTCAACATCGCCACCCATCTTAATGTAGTCAAGGATTTCTTTGACAGCATAGCCGATGAAGTGAAGCTGTGTCTGAGCCATTTCAGTTTTTTCCATAGTATCGCTTTGCTCAGCTTCTACTTCTTCCTTTTTCATTTTTTTCTTATTATCTGGATGGCCTTTGCCACCGTCTTTACGTGTAGCCCAAACTGCTCTTTGTTGAGCTAGATTTACGTAGCCTTCTGTCAACTTCTTTACGTGCTGCATAATTTCTTCGTGATCTAGCGAGCCACGAGAATCGCGATTAATATCGTCGATATGAGCTTTAGTTACATTTTTACCGTGCTTTTTTACGAGCATCTTTGCAATATCTTCAGAGCTTGGATCAAACCCTTCTTTTACTTGTGTAAGAATATCAACTATTTCTTCATCAGTAAGTTCAACACCTTCGAGTTCTGCCATTTCAACAATAGCATCAATCATTTGATCTTCATCAAGATCAATTTCCTCATACACCTTTTCGTCTTCTGGTGCATCATAGCCTAGACGAGTCTTTTTACGAGCAACTGGCTTTACTTTAGAAGCGTTAAACACATCATCGCCATTACCGTTCTTGTCTTTGTGCTTAATGACAACATGCTTATCTACAAAGTCCTGTTCATCTTTAGGCTTTGGACGATATACTTCGAATAGGCTTTTGATGCTTGACATTTTTACTCTTCCCCGTCGTTATCTAAATCTTCTAAATCCAAATCATCAAGATCTAAATCATCAAGATCAATGTCAATTTCGTTTTCATCATCAATCGGCAAATCATACTCATCTTCTTGAGACTCGTCTGGACCGTCGTACATACCTTGAGCAACTTCAACTCTCTTTAAAGAGACTGCTTCCATTGCCTTATCTTGAAGAATGCCGTTTAACATATCAGCAAAGCTCACCGGATTTGAATCGATTGCTAAGCCCAATAAATCTTTAACATCAGCCATAATTATTTCCTTTAATTCCTATAGTGTATTTATTAAACAAAAACTTTAACCTTGCGGTTGGTCTTGTTGTTGATCTTGTTGTTGTTGATCCTGCTGTCCTGCTGCAGCGTCTTGCTGCATCATCTGTTGTTTCAGCATTCCGTTATATTGAGGGTTTTCTTGCTCATCTTCAATCTGTTCGTCAATCTTTTCTATATCTTCATCAGATTGTTGTAGAACATTACGGCGAACCCATTCAGCAGAGTAATACTTACCAACATAGTCATCAATGTCTCTTAGCATTACGATTCGATCTCTGAGAATCTCAGTGTTCTTAAGTTCATCAAAATAATTGTCATGTGAAAACTTAAACTTAACATTATTCTTAATCACATCCCATTCTTCAGGAGTAATAATTTTCTTTAGAATAAGCTGTCTTTCGAGACACTTCGTAAAAAGAATAGAAAACTTGTTTCTTAGTCGATTAATAAACTTAGCAAACTTGACTTCATCTCTTGAAATTTCTGTTGCACGACCAAAGCTAAATGGCGCGTTTGAGTCCAATCGGCTCAC